CCACCAGATTTCGCCAAACTGACCGTTGGTAAACGCCCAAGTTTTACTTTTCTGTGAGGTGTTAATGTCGCCAAACACATAGTCGTGAACATCGCACGGTATCTCAGAAACCAAGTTACCATCAAAGCGGAAAAATCCACCGCTGCCCATCCAGAACACACCCATGTCAACGTCTGCCGCTGCTTGGCGTGAAATGATGCCGCAAGATGAACCAACGCGCTCAAAGCCGTACACATAAGGTGGGCCGATATAACGTGCGGTATGCGCGTCAACGTCTGTAATGATTAGCGTTTGACCGCGTGTACGGATCGCCGTTTCAATCTGCCCTGACGTTTGCAATTCAATATCGCCAGCTTCGTTGGTTGCTGCGGGTGTCCATGTGGTATTGTCCTCACGGTCACACCACTGCACCTTGCGCGGGTTTGCGCCTGCGCCTAGTGCAAAGATAAAGCGTTCCTCTGTTACGATTAGACCGCTGTTGTTTGTTGGGGCGCCTGCGATAACCGCAGCATCTGATGATGTGCCAAGCTGCCACTCAAGAATGCGCCCATCTGCCGTGGAACAGGCAACAAGGTATTCACCCCAGTTGTCCAGTGACCATGTGGTTGCAGCAACTAGGTTTCCTGTGTCTGGACGCGGTGTGCCATAGGTGCCGTTTCCGTAAAACCCGTACCCGTAGCCAATGTTGACCGCAGCATCCTCTGACCCCGCTGTTAAGTCTGTTGGCGCGATGTCGTATGCCGTGCCACCAGAAACCACTGCGAACAGCTCATTGTACGATCCCGCTGCAACGTAGCGTGTGCCGTTGTTGCTTTCCCAAGTATGCATAGAACGCGGTGCGTTTGTCGTGATGCTGGCAATGTTTTCATTTACACGCCAACCGCCGATAGGGCGCAGCGATCCATCACGCCAGCGAACAAGTGATCCATCACGCCAGCGACCAGATGCATCTAGCTCCGTACCTGTGCGGTAGAAGCCTGCGGGAATTTTAAGCGGTATGAGAGCCATGCGCGTTACTCTGGTTTAGTGGGCCAGTTGATGGTGTTTGGAAAGCCTGCTTGCTGCGGTACGTTGAGCAAGTCAGTACGATACTGCGTCCACTCGTTTTGTTTTTCAGTTGTTAAGTCTGCCCAGCGTAGTGGGTTAGTTACGATTGGGTCTACTTCTTGCGTCAGCCTGTAGTCTCTTTCACCACGCATCACCACTGCAATACGGGCATCGTGATCTGCTTGTGAGAACGCTTGAAAATCTGATCCAATCGCCGCCAAAAGTGCGGCACGATCTACGGAAGGATTGGCAACACTAGTGTTGATGGTGTATGGCACCCAACCGTATTCAGGATGATTGATTTCAACATCCATTATAGAATTGTCTGACGACATGGACACCGCGTTTCTATATTCTGTTATCGTTACGGTCATAGCTTAATTCACCTACGTTAATATCTTGAGGAATACTGTTGGGTTCGTGTCTGCCTGATATCCCATACGCCGCCATGTCCCAGAAGGATTTGTGCCGCTTGTATTAGCGTTAGAGGTCGCGTTTGAATAATACATGCTGCTACCAGAAGCCGTGCCATCTGGGTTTCCTGAAGTGTTTTTAAGGAACGCAAAAGTCCCCAAACTATCTGCAAGCAAACCAGTGTTGGCAGAACCAACCTGTGCAGTCGTAGGCGCAGGCGCAGATGTAAGATAACCCTGCGTAGAGTGATCGCCCCAACCATACGCCGTATTCCAATTGGATTGGCTTGACGTTGTGGGGATGCTGTACCCTGATTGCAGTGAAACCGCCAACGTACCGCTTGTTGTGATTGGCGATCCGCTAACAGTCAAGCCAGTTGGCACGGACATCGCAACGCTTGTCACAGACCCAGAACCCACGGACGCATTTATGTACGTTTTTAGATCGCTCATGGCGACCTGTTTCATGGTGCCTGCGTCATTGAACACAACGCGGTCAGCGTCAACAACAGTTGTGGATGTTGCAGCCGTATCACCGTCTAGGATGTTAATCTCTGTCGTTGTGGATGTCACGCCATCAAGGATGTTAAGCTCTGCCGCAGTTGACGTAACCGCTACGCCGCCAACTTCCCAGCCCGATCCCAGATTAGGTGTGACTGTGTTTGTACCGTCAGCATTGCTATTTATCTCTAAAACAATAGCATCTAGCGCGGTATTGATGGTTGTCCCCCAACTATCTTCAGAACCGCCAACTGTTGGCTTTGTAATCGTTATAGCCATCTAAATCTCCTTGAGTTACTGGCAATATATAACATTCCTTGCCTCGCGTCTATGTTAGCGGTTCTGCGCGTTTACTCCGCTGCCACCTCTTGCGGTGTTTCCAGTGATGTCGCTAGAAGCTCAACAGCCTTTTGACGACCCATGTTTAGTTGATCAATGTTAAATTGTGCATTTGATAGCTTGCGATCCAAGTCACTAATGTGATTTAAAAACGCTGATTGCTGTGGTGTAAAGTCATCCAAGTTGTACTCTACGTCATTGACCGTGATGGTTTTCTTTTCGTCTTTTGCCATCTGTCTGTTCCTTATGTGTTAGCTGCAATAGCTGCATTAGCCGCTGTCATATCTTCCGTAGTCCAGAAGTCCTTCGCAACCATCAACTGTAGATGCTCTACGTTGCGTGACACAGTGTCAGCCCAATCGGCGTCGTCCATGCCCTCTGGTTGTCCAGCGTTTAGCAAGTCAACAGAGTGACCCATTGCTGTGTAGTGTTGTGCGATTTCTTCCGCAGTTGGTGTATCAGTCATGTCTTTCTCCTTTTCTGACTAATGTTATGCGTTTTCTAGGGCAGTGATCCGTGCCTCTAGTTCCTTGATTGTAGCGACCAAGAGTGGCACAAGTTTTGATGCATCCATACTTTGATATTCAGGAACAACGTCGCCATTGTTGTTTGTCCTTGTCCCATCTTTCAAACCTGTTACAGCTTCAGGAACGATGTCTTGAACTTCATGAGCCAAAAAGCCATCAACTGTTGTATCTGTACCATCAGCAATAAAGTTAAAACGTCTAGGCTGTAGTTGCGCTAGTCTTGCAGTTGCGCCAGTTAGATCAACTACGTTTTCTTTTAAACGATAATCAGAAGTTGTATTATAAGAAGTGCTGGAAGCATTTGCCGTAATATTACCTACTGTTCCATTGGCATTTGTAAAGGCAATGTGAAAACGTGCATTGGTGGTGTTGGCTTTAGTTTCTAAGACAGTGTTGTGATCAGTGAAGTTGCGCTCCAAACCAAGCACAGGATTATTGTTCATAGCGTCGTTATTAATATCTATGCCCATCTTGGCTCGGTTTGTGCTTCCCCTATGAAAGAACTTAGGATTACCATCACCATCCGACAGCACGATGTTGTTGTTTGAGGTGCGGATGTCCAAGCCGCCTTGGTTGCCTGTGTAACGTCCAAGGATGGTGTTTTTGGAGCCTGTGGTAATGTAATAGCCAGCTTGCTGACCAATCAATGTATTACTGTTTGCTGTAGTTGCAGAGTACCCTGCGGCTTCACCAACTAAAGCATTGTACCCGCCTGTAGTTGCTGAGTATCCAGCACTCCTACCTATTGCGGTGCTATGCGTTGCCGTAGTTGAACTGCGAAGTGCGCTATCTCCAACTGCGGTATTGTTAGAGCCTGATGTATGATTTGCCCCTGCAAAACTACCAATGGATATGTTTTCATCACCAGTTAATGCAGAACCGTTTGCTCCTCCCGATGAATATCCAAGAGAAACATTATAACGGCCTGTCGTAACATCCTGACCTGATTTTACCCCAATTAAAGTATTTCTATCGCCAGTTGTAACATCATACCCAGCCTGATACCCAACGGCTGTGTTGTTACTTGCGGTAGTGTTGGCGTTCAACGCTTCCCTGCCTAAAGCAGTATTATAGTTGCCTGTGCTATTACTATAAAGTGACCCACGACCCACGGCTGTTAAACTATGCCCTGTAGTGTTTGTACGTAACGATTGATACCCTACGGCAGTTAGATAACTAGCTGTAGTATTATTTGTTAATGCTTCGTAACCTAAAGCTACATTGTGACTACCTGTGGTATTATCAAACAGACTGTCTTTACCCACAGATACGTTTTGGGTTCCTGTGCTATTAGTATACAATGATGCGTAACCAACGGCTGTGTTTTCGGATGCGGTGGTGTTGTTAAACAAAGCAGCCTTACCATGAGCCGTATTGTATGAACCTGTAGTATTCAGGCGCAATGCCGCAGAGCCTGTCGCTGTATTTGATGCACCCGTTGTGTTTGGATAAAGCGCATACGCACCTATCGCAGTATTATCAATTGCTGTTGTATTGGCATACAATGCACCTACACCAAAAGCAGCGTTTGAAGTCCCCGTAGTATTACTATAACTAGCCTGATAGCCAACAGCCGTGTTGTTGCTGGCGGTGGTGTTGTTGTGTAGTGCTTGGT